CACCCGCTGAAGTTCTGTGACAAATGTAAAAAATCCTCCGAGCCCATGGGAGGTGTCGGCGTGCGCGAGAAGTGGTTCTGTGCAAGGTGTTGGGTCAAGTTTCTCCACGGAGGATAACTATGCGCAAGCGTAGCAAGTACAGACCCAAACCAGTACGCCTTAATCCCATGGGATTTGTGATGGAGAACATTTCGCTGGTCTCCAGCCACACAGCGTTCATGCTTGACCTCAAGATCAAGAACCATGCAGCGATGGACTTACTCACTAAAGGCAAAGCCGAGCATTCAGATATTGACACGATGATTTCCATGGTCAACATGACTGAAGCGTTTGCGCGTCTTGGCTTCGGCAAAGACTACAGCGATGTGGTGCGTGATGGACTACAAGCCCTGCGTGATGTAGGTAAGCGCGGTGCTGCCTCTGGCAGCTTTGTCTTGAAGGCCAGCGAGATGAATGCACTCAACGCTGCGATGGAGCTACATGATGCACAGATGGACGTCGTGACACTGAAAGATATGGACAAAGCCATTGCCCTTGTTCAAGAGGAGTACAGGCTACGGAAGATGACACCTATTGTGGAGAAGAAGCTATGAGCAAAGAAGTTATGCGACAGGTGCTTGACAAGGTTAAATCAACTTTCTGGGAAGGCTACGTTCCTGAGCCAGTGAAGCCAGCACAGCAGGAGCCAAAGATCGACATCTACCGCAGCTTTGAGCAGTGGAAGCGCGGCAACGTGCTGGAGCATGGCGTCCCCCGAACCGAGCATTACAGCGAAGCCCAACTCGATCTTGTTGAGATGGGGTGGAACTACGGCTATGACGCTGGCCGTGCAGTGGAGCAAGCCCTCGACAAGAAGGCAGAGAACGCCAGAGAGTTGGGGCTGGACTATGAGCCACCTTTAAGCGAAAAGGAATTTTTGGAGGCTGAGATAAAGCGTCTGGAACACAACGAAGAAGTGTTGATGAACGCGCTTTTTAAAGCCTGTGGCGATGACGCACAAGTGGTTGAGGAAACCATTGAGTCGCAAGGAGAATTGAAATGAACTGCAAACACAACTGGCACCCAAGCAAATTCGGCATCAAGTACCGCACGCCAAACCACTACATGTACCAGTGCCAACGGTGCTGGAAGACGATCAGCGCAATACTCAAGGACAAGACATGACCGACAAGATCAAACGCATCACCATCCCGGTGAGCACAGACATTGACAAGATTCGTGACCGCCTAGCTGCCGACACGGGCATCACCATGACCTACACGCAGGTCTTCAACTTCTTGGTTCACTTCTACATGGAGCGGGCCAATGAACCCAAGAGCAAGTGGAGGTCGCTGTCATGAAGAAAGACACCAAGGCGTGGGCTATCAAGCTCAGAGGTCGCAGCTTCTTCCTAGGAAGCACCGGGGCTCCGTGGACGTTTGCAACCAAGATAGAGGCTGAGCACTTCGCTCAAAACGCAGCTCGTCACTACGGCACCTTGGCAGTACCAGTGCGCGTCAGAGTACGCATAGAGGAGATCAAATGACGAACATCAAACTCACCCACGATCAGTTCGCTGTGGTGGACGTGAACAACAAGTGGCTGGATGCCAAAGAGTACCCACCACCAAAGAGCGTGAAGATGCTGATGATCGACAAGAAGCTGGGCGTTGCAGTGCTTGGCTCATGGCGAGACTCAGACGGCTGGACACACTGGTGTCCCCTACCAACTTTTAGGAGAGATGAATGAACTGGTTCAAGAAACAAATCATTGACTGGGCGCTAAGTCAGCAAGAGCGTAAAAAAGTTGAGCTGACTTTCAGAAGGGAATCACTAGAGCCAATGGCAAGCACTGGTCGCGGTGACGATATGTTCTATGGTTGCGAGCAGCTGAAGTTCACGATCCTCAACGTGAGCAACGGCACGCTGGTGCGTATGGACACGCACCGCCCAGAAGACGAGTACACAGTTCGCTCAAGTGGACCGCGCCGACCACCGATATTTATTGTCAAAGACGGCGAGACTGTGCAAGACGTCATCGTGCGGCAGCTTGGCATTGCTGCATTGGAGCGTGTATGATCGACGAACTTACTTTTGAACTTGAGCAGGTGAAAGCGGAGAACCGCTACTTGCGACATCAGCTGAACAACGCGTTCTATGAAGCCTTGCGCTTGCATCAGGCCATGGAGCAAATGTATGCGACTGCGCATATGACGTTACACGTTATCAACACAGGAGAAAACGATGCAGCAACTTGAGATGTTCCCGGACTTAGCAACGTGGACCCCAGAAGAGGAAGAAGTCATGCAGAGCATGTTGAGCAAAGGCTTGAATGGCACGAGCGCACTCGACGTGCAGGTCTCTGGCAATCACTACAAAGACTTGCCGATTCAACCCGTGGAGTACATACATGCCAACAACATCGGCTACTTCGAGGGCAACGTCATCAAGTACGTATCACGCTGGAGAGCTAAAAATGGCATCAAAGATTTGGAAAAAGCTAAGCACTACATTGAGCTGCTTATCGAGCTGGAGACCAAAAATGTCTAACGGACAACACCCAGCAATGAACGCAGCACAAGGGATGATCGGCGGTACCATTGGCTCTGGGCTGCTTGCCCAAGGCACGATCTCCAACACACTGACCACAGCGCAGGCGTACAACCAAGCCGTCGTAAGCGGCTCTAGTGTCTACCGCGACGACTGGATCGCACCACGTGTGCGCATAGAGGTTGATAAAGTGAGCAACGGGTACGTGATAGCCGTAGGCAGCGAGCGCATGATCGCCAAAGACCTTGAAGAGCTGCAGCAGCACTTCATCGCACAGGTCGTGAGCAAACTCGTACTTGACAAGGACAAGTGATGGATACCCTCACCGTTGACTTTGAGACCTACTACTCGCAGCAGTTCAGTCTGAGCAAGATGCAGACTGATGCGTACGTCAATGACGACCAGTTTGAGGTGGTGGGTATCGCCGTCATCAAAAACGACGAGCCTGCTGTGTGGTTCTCAGGAAACGAAGCCGAGACTGCAGGTTGGTTGCACAGCAACTACGACTGGGCCAACAGCGCCGTGCGCTGCCACAACACTCTGTTCGACGGGTACATCATGACGCAACGCTTCGGCATCCGGCCCAAGCTGTGGATGGACACCCTCGGGCAAGGGCGCATGCTGCTGCCGTACCTGACATCACACTCACTGGCCAACCTTGCCAAGCAGTACAACCTGCCGGACAAGGGCACGGCTGTGGTCAAGGCCATGGGCAAACGCCGTGTGGACTTTAATCCCATGGAATTAGCGGAGTACGCTGAGTACTGCAAACACGACGCATGGTTGTGCAAAGAGCTAGGTGCTAAGTTCGACCCGTTCACACCGCCACTGGCAATGAAGCTGATTGACATGACTGTGCGCATGTTCACAGAGCCCATGCTGATCGGCGACCAAGCCAAGATGCAGCAGCTGTATGACGACGAGATCACACGCAAAGCCGACCTGCTGGCCAAGGCCGAGACCAACCGCGACATCATCATGTCGAACGACAAATTCGCAGAAGCTCTGCTGGCGCTGGGCGTGACCCCGCCGAAGAAACAGAGCAAAGCCAACCCAGACAAAGAGACCTATGCCTTCGCCAAATCAGATAAAGCCTTCACCGACTTGCTGGAGTCCGACGATGCGGACGTACAGGCGCTGGTTGCGGCTCGCCTTGGTGTCAAAACGACTATCGCTGAAACACGTGCGCTGAAGTTTCTGGAGACTGCCAAGCGCGGAGCACTGCCTGTGTACCTCAACTTCTGGGGCGCTAAGACCACAGGACGCTACTCAGGCGGCAACAGCATCAACTGGCAGAACATCCCTGCGCGTGGCCCGTCTGCTGGCTTGCGCGATGCGCTGCTGGCTCCTCCCGGGCACACGGTGCTGGTGGGTGACTCCTCGAACATCGAGCTGCGCACGGTGATGGCTCTGGCTGGCCAAGATGATGTCACCGAGAAGCTCAAGAACGGCGTTGACTTGTACTGCGACTTTGCCTCTAAGTTGTTTGGACGCAACATTACCAAGGCCGACAAGGCTGAACGGTTCTTGGGCAAGA